CTCAACCGCTCCGTCAGACGATCAATACCTCAAATATTCTGCCTCGTCTACTGAGTGGCAATGTGTATCAATCACGGGTACAGACAAACTCACCACCAAGGGCGATCTACTCGTCTACAACACAGTAGATTCTGAAACCAGACTTGCTGTTGGAACGAACGATTATGCTTTGCTTGCTGATTCCGGCGCGACTAACGGTGTGGATTGGAAACAGGTAGCAACAGCCACCATTGCTGATGATGCTGTTACCGGAGCCAAGATAAGTTTTATAGATGACTCCATTGCCGCCACCGACACTCATATCATGGTGGCTGATGGCACGGATTATAACAACGTAGCCGTTAGTGGCGATATAAGCCTTGCCAATAATGGCACTGCCACTATTGCTGATAATGCAGTATCTCTAGCTAAGATGGCGGGACTTGCAAGAGGCAGGATAATCTATGGAGACTCAAGTGGTGATCCTGCTGCGCTTGCAGTTGGGAGTTCTGCGCAAGTTCTAACAAGTGATGGTACTGATATTTCATGGGCTACTCCATCTACTGGTATAGATGATCTAACAGATGCCTTAGTAGAAAACAATTCTATCTGGCTGGGTAATGATCCTTCTGGAACGACTGATACTGCGAGTTACAGTGTTGCTCTTGGAACTACAGCATTAGATGCTATAACAACTGGGGATAACAATACTGCTATTGGTTATAACTCTTTGTCCGCAAATACAACTGGCGGAAATAATTCATCAGTTGGTTATAATTCGTTAAGGGATAATACTACTGGTAGTGATAATACAGCAATAGGTAAATCAGCCTCATGGGGAAATACAACAGGAGTTAGTAATACTTCTGTAGGTAAGGATGCGTTAGGTGCTAATACAACCGCAAATAATAATACTGCGGTTGGTTATGCTGCATTAGACGCTAATACAACAGGTGCGTCTAATACGGTACTGGGATCGGGTTCATTAGGCGCAAATACTACAGCCTCTAATAACACTGCGGTTGGTTATTTGGCGTTAACCGCTAATACTACTGGCTCTAGTAATACTGCTGTAGGTAATACTTCGTCAGATGCAATAACAACTGGAGCGTATAATACAGCCTTGGGGGATAGTTCGCTTGGCTCTCAAACAACCGCCAGTGAAAATACTGCGATAGGATTCCAAGCCGGGTTTACCAATCTTACAGGAGTTGGTTTAACTGCGTTAGGTACAAAAGCGCTTTATTATTCTACTGGAGCAAATAATACAGGAGTTGGTTATCAGGCTGCTCTTAATGTTACTACTGGTGAAAATAATGCAGCAGTTGGTTATCAAGCGTTGCTGTCCTGTGTAACTACGGATCAAAATACTGCTTTTGGTTCTCTTGCTGGAAATTCAGTAACCGGAAGTAACAATACTTGTCTAGGATATGATGCGGATAATTCATCTGATTATCAGAGTAATGAATTTACATTGGGTAATGATAGTGTTGATAATTTAAGGTGTAACGATACCTCAATCTCTGCTCTTTCTGATGAACGAGATAAGGCAGAAGTATCTAATCTTCCATCTGTTGCTGGACTAGATTTTATAAATAGTTTACGTCCTATAACCTATTATTGGGACCGTCGTGAATGGTATGAAGATGGAGAACCAGATGGCTCTAAAATCAAACATGATGTTGAAGAAGGTGTTGCAAACACAGGACAGCGTATGGGGTTTATAGCCCAAGAGGTAAAGGGGTCTTTATCTGGAATGAAGTATATGGAAGATTCCAAGATGGTAGGTGGTACGGAAGAAAAACTAGAGTTTGCTCCAGCGCAACTGGTTACTTCCTTAGTAAAAGCAATACAACAACTGTCTGAAGAGGTTGAATCTCTGAAGGCGCAACTAGAGGAGTAGTAAAATGGCAGAAACAGCCGAACAGATTGTACAGCATTACACAGCAATGGGTCATAGTGTTGGTCTTATTGATGGTATTATTGACGGTACGCAAATGGTGGATCACAACGCAGAGGAGAAAAGCGACTGCGTAAGTAGGAACGTAGAGCATCTTGAATTGATGTTGACGAGAGACTATTGGACCGATGAAGATATGACTGCGGTTGATGCAGCCATTGTTGCGGGGAATGCTTACAATGCCTAAAGCAAAAAAACAGGCAGAACCCAAAAATGTAGTCAGTATTGATGGATCGGAGTACGAGTTTGATTCATTAGTCGATGAGGCTAAAGTGGCCATCAGTCATATAGCCCAGTTAGAGGGTGAAATGAATTCTTTGCAGATGAAGCTGGTTCAGCTAAATGCAGCTAAATCAGTATTCATGGCTCAACTAAAAGAGTCGTTGCCAGAGGAAATGGCACTTGTTCTTTAGGTACGTTTAATGGCATTAGTCGCAATGGAAAATGTTGGGGAGCATGGCATTTGGAAAGACATCCCCCCAGCACTGTTACCGCAAAATGCCTGGTCGGATGGAAATAATGTGCGAGCTTGGCATGGCTCCATAGAGAAGATCCCCGGTTATTCTGAAGTCATGGCGACCTGCCCGGTTGCCCCGTACTACATCACTTACCTGGAGGCTGGGAATAGCAAATATTTCATTGTTGGCGGTCTTGAAAAAATATACGTCTACGATGCCACCACCAAAACCGACCAACTCAACGGCTCCCTGACAGATGCAGCTACCACAATCACGGTGGACTCAACCACTGGATTCGAATCTAACGGCACGATCACAATCGGGTCCGAACAGATAACTTACACCGGCAAAACCGCCACGACATTTACCACCTGTTCACGCGGAGCAAACAGCACCAGTGCAGCGGCACATTCTGATGATGCTGTTGTAACTAGGGTAAAAAAATGGCACGACATCACACGGTCAGGTAGCGATTACTCCACTACCGCAGCGGGGGGTTGGTCCTCCACCGTACTTGGCGGGATTCTGATCCTGGCGAATCCGAACGATGACCCGCAATTTTGGGCGCTGACTTCTGGTTTGCCTAACACCGGCACTCTCATGGCAGACCTGACAAATTGGCCTGCCTCTACAGAATGCGCGGTGATAAAGTCGTTCAAATCATTCCTTGTTGCGTTGAATGTCACCAAGTCTTCTGTAAATTATCCCACGCTGGTGAAGTGGTCTACAGAAGCGGCGACACAAACAGTTCCTTCATCCTTTGATGAAACCTCCAGTACAAACGACTCAGGCGAGTACCCCCTGCAATCCGGCGCGGAGATCATACGGGATGGATTACAGCTCGGAGATACCTTTCAGATATACACCTCCGGTGCTGTTCACCAGATGGCGTATGTCGGTACGCCCTTTATCTTCTCTTTCCGCAGGGTCGCACCTATCGGGATAATGGCGAAGAATTGCGTTTCGGAATTCCCTGGCGGGCATTTTATCCTCGGGGTGGATGATCTTTATATCAACAACGGTCAGACTGTCGCGCCGATCTTGCCATCTGAATTGAAGGATTGGATGTACAACGTCATTGACGGGGAATATGCCGACCGCTCGTTCGTTGTGACAGATTACGGTCGCAGTGAAGTTCTGGCCTGTTTTGTCAGCGCGGATTCAGCAAACAACCAGATTGATAAGGCGGTGGTGTTCAACTACATCACCAAAGCATTTACGATTCGTGACCTCCCAGAATTAGCGCACATTACACCGGGCGTTGTGGATGATCCTCTTTCCTTTGGCACATGGGCAGCGGCATCTGGTGGCTGGGATTCTGCTGCTGGGCGCTGGGCGATGTCATTTGACAAGTTCGAAGACGTTTTAGTATTTGCTTCCCCGATTTCGACAAAACTATTCCGTGACGGTAGCGGCAATAAGGAAGACACGACAGACATGACCGCTTTCATCGAAAGAACAGGTATGTCAATGACAGCAGAAGGAAACCCCGACCAATCCACGGTTAAACGCATCACGGCAATTTGGCCGAAGATAGAAGTGCTGAATGCCGACACGGTTGATCTGTATGTTGGTACTCAGATGTCCACAGAGGAGGCTGTGAGCTGGAAAGGACCATTTACCTTTAACCCCGATACCATGTCTAAAGTTTCGTGTCGTGCAACGGGAAAATTGTACGGTGTGAAAATCGAAAGCACTGCCGACACCCATTGGAAACTTTCAGGTCTGACGTTTGAATTAGAGAACGCTGGTCGCAGGGGTAGCCGTGGCTATAGCTGATTCTAAAAAATGGAAATCAGTGACTCGGTATCAACCCGGTCCACCCCCTGTAAACCCGCAAGACATTCCGGTTTACCTCACCAACGAGTTAAACCGATTGGGTGAGGTTGTTTTCAACCTTTCCAAACTCCGGTTGGAGGAGAGCTTTGCGGTTCCTGACAAACCAAGAAAAGGCCAGATCGAATACGCAGATGGGACCTCATGGGATCCAGGCAGCGGAGCGGGGATTTATTATTTTGACGGGTCGAGTTGGAATCAACTCTAGTTTCCCTTATATCCCCGGACGAAATTACCGGACTCTGGCCCCACGTTTCTGACTTACTGGAAAAAGCGCAGCCTCATTCTGAAGGCGAGTTAGCGACAGAGGATTATTATCCTCTTTTGAAGTCAGCCCAGATGCAGCTCTGG